CTTCCACAGCACGTCTTGCGTCTCCGTGATGACCCGTCGATACCAGTACATCACGTTGACCCAGCCACCGTGCTGCGGGTCGCGCTCCTCCATCGGGAACATGAACCGCTTTTCGATGGAGCGCAGGCGGTGCTGCGAACGGTCGGCGAAGTCAGGCTGCACCCAGCGCGGGTCGTGGACCTCGATGACCGGCTTGCCTTCGATGAACTGGAACCCGACAACGACGGTCCCTGTCGAGCCGCCGAAGGTCCGCGCCTGAATCATCGACGGCCACAGCCGCGCCGCCTCGGCAAGCGCCTGGACGTAGTCCTCGGTCGCCTCGTCGCCTTCGACGCGGAGCTGCGGGTGGCGGCGCTCCGAGAACAGCAGCCCGGTGAAACGGTCGACGATGACCTTGACCAAGTTATACGGAGCGGTCGGCCGACGGAACTTCAGCGGGAAGGTCTGCCCCGCATCGTAGAAGCCGGGCGGCAGGAAGCCGGCTTGCGCGACAGCTTCGCGCTCGACGCCGATGACTCGCTCGCGCCCGTCCCAGTCGACCCTGCGTGCATCGTAGTTCGAGCAGCGGTACCACGCGTAGTAGTGATTGAGCACCTGCTGCCGCGGGCTCATCCCCAGCCGAGCAATCTTGTCGAGGTCAACGAGGTCGCCCGCCTGGCGCCCGGCTTGCGGGTCGTACTGAGTCGCGCTGCTCATGGCCGCATCCTACTCCAGCAAGAGCTTGAGCACGAGCCCAAGCAAGTCGACGAGAAAGGCTAGAAGCTGCCACATCATCGGAAGATGCGCCCGCACAGCCAGCTCGTGAACGCGAACCCAGCGCCAGCCGAGCCACCGAGGATGAGCGCCGTCCACCAGTTCATAGGCGCACCGTCGCTTTGTCGGCCAGCATGTCAGCGCGCTCGGCGATGTGCATCAGCGCGTTGAGCACCTCGACGTTGTAAGAGAACGCGGTCTCCTTCTTCTCAGCGGTCTGCGCACGCTCGAGGATGCGCTGGACGAGGTCGAGCGCGCGCAACGAGACGGCCTGCGCCAGCGCCACGATGGCCTTGGCGGCAGCGGGAGCCGTCGTGGCTTCGCGAGCGACCGCCTGGCGCACGCTGCCGTCTTCCACTAGCCAGCTCGTGCCGCCTCTCAAGGGCAGCGGTTGGGAGTCGCCGACCTTCTCTCTCCGGTCGGCCACGGCATCATGCTCCAGGTCACGCGCGAGCTCGTTCGGGTCCTTGTCGTGCATCGGTTCCTCCTCGTCCACTCCTACCGCGGTCCCGGTCGGCGGTCTACGTTTGCGCGGCGGCATCAGGCACCTTTGAGCAAGCGCAGTGCCGCACTCGCTGCCTCCGGCAACTCAAGCCCATCGAGCTCGAGCAGCACGCCTTGGATGACCAGCACCGCGGTGATGGGCTTGTCGCGCCCGTCGCAGTGGATGGTCACGGACGAGACGCCATCGATGGGTTCTCCACGCGCGTACGGGCTGTCAGGTTGCGCGACCCCGACAAGCTCGACGACGAGGTTCTGCCCCTTCGGGGTGAACCTGTCGTTGTCGCCGATGCCATGCGTGCGGATGCGCAATCTCACCGCGCGCCCCACGGGGTGCGCGTCAGGCGCTCAGCGACCAGTGCCTCGACATCGCAGCGCCCGCAAACGAATTGCGGCAACCAGGCATAGCCAAGGTCAGAGCCTTCGACGAGCGATGACCCGTGGCTATCGCCGTTCTTGCACTTGCACATCAACAGGTACGGCTCGAACTGCGCGAGCAAGGACGCGTGTAGATGGACCGCGTAGAGCCGGCGCGCACGACGCACCGGGTGCAGCCGAAGCAAGCACCACAGGCGCGCGAACAGCGAGCGCAGCCACAGCCAGCGCGCCGCTGGCCACGGCCAGAAGACCGGCCGACCGCCGCTCCGCTCGAGCTCTACGTTCACCGCTTGCTCCGCTTCGCTTTCGGCTCAGGCTTGGTATCTTCCTCCACGTCCATCGAAGCCGCCGACATCCCCTCCACCTTGAGCGAGCTCGCTACCGAGGTGCTGCCAACCTTCATCTCTAAAGTCGGCGAGGTGTGGACGCTTTCGCCTTCAGGCCAGACCAGCACCGGCTTCCACTCGTGCTGGGTCTTGGTCGCCGTGTCCATGCCATCAGCACACGCACGCGAGCACGCGATGTACTTGCCGCAGGTCAACCAGTCCATCCCGACCTCGGCCTTCTTCTCGCACGAGTTGCACGTCGATACCAACATCAGCGCCTCCTGAGTTTACTGAGCAGCCAGACCGATGCGCGGCCCAGCCGGTTCGGGCGGAACTCTACCATCCAGCTCATCTCTGTCGACCACTGCTGCTTGGTCAGTCGAGGGCGCACGACGAAGACTCTATGCCCGAGCAGGTCGCTCACCGCGAGCGCAAGCATCTCGAGCGCCGACCTGAAGTCGAAAACGTAGATGCGCCAGTCGCGAAGGATGGGTCGGGTGATGGCGCGGATGTGCGCGTTAACGCTGCGCTTGGTCAGCGCCGCGGCAGCGCTGGGTGTCTCGGCGTACCCGAGCGCGGACACCTTCAGCTTGATGGGCTCGAGACTCACGGCCTCCGCCCCGCGAGCTTCAGCGCCCGTTGCAGATGCAGCCCACACATCTTGCGCCCGTGACTGTACGGGCTCAGCGGCATCCGACATCGCTTGCCGTTAGTCTTGACCACCGTGCAGCGCTTTTCATCAGGCACCTCGTCAATCATCAGCCACCCTCCTCACCGGCTCATCAGGTCCAGGCGCCCGACCTGCGCCTTGGGGACGCCCTGCCGCGCCGCCTCGCGCGCAAGGAAGCAGGCCATCAGGCGGTCGCCCGTGTGCGCCTTCGGGTCGTAATACAACATCTCCTGCACCCACGCCTGGACCTCGGACGCGATGCCCGCGCGATTCGGGACTATCCACTTGCCATTCATCATCTCGGTCGCCAACGACTCGACACCGAACTCGGGGTGCGCCTTCGAGCGCCCGGTCGTGTACGGGCGCACCGGCACCGCGCTCATGTGCCGCGCGAACTGAAGGATGAACTCCTGCGCTGCGTTGTTCTCGACCATCACGATGCTCTGGTACCGATGGTGCGTGTCGATGATGCGCTGGACGATGTCAGGTCCAACCCAGCGACCAGCCTGAATGTCGAGCACCTCGCGGTCTTGGTTCGGGTGGACGATGATGGTGAACAGCACGGTCAGGTCGGCCGACGCGTGCTGCTGCACCGCGAGGTCGACGCCCGTAAAGGTCATGCACCCACGAGGCACGGTCCGTAGCGCAAAGCAGAGGTCTTTCTCGCGCCCTCGCTGGAGCGCGATGTCAATCCACTCACGCTTGAAGCGCGCCTCGGCGTCGTCGCGCGACTCGCACAACATCTGCCGCGCGAACTCCCCGGGGAGCACCTCCTGCCGGCGCTCCTCGATGCGCTTCGCCGGCCACGCCTCGGGCCAGCGTGGGTTCCCGTACTCGTCGACGACTGGGTACTTGAACGCACGCTGCTCCTTCGCCGAGAACGTACGCGCGTAGTGGTGCAGCGCGTCCTCGGGATGGAACGCGGTACCGACGACGACCATCCGACCGAAGTGGGTCAACCGGCCAGCGACCGTCGCTTGCAGCCACGACACGAGCTCCTTGCGCGCGTCGGCCGTCCGCGTGTTCTCCCAGTCGAGCACGTCGTCGAGCACAACGAGGTCGAAGCGCGCACCCATCACGTTGCCGTGGACACCCGACGCGGTCACGGTCGGGTCTTTCGACAGGTTCGGCCGCGATACCGTCACCGCTCGACCAGGCGCCCACGGCTCGGAGTTGCGGGTCGTCGGCACGAGCTCGGGGAAGACCTCGTGCAGCGCCGCCGACTCCTCGATGTAGTTCGCAATCGCACGCACAATCTTCGCCGCTTGGCTGTGCGTGTTGGACAGCACCAGCACGCGCAGCGAAGGGTTGCGCCCGATTTCCCAGAGCACGCGCGCGATGCTGACCTGCGTCGTCTTGCCCGCCTCGACGTGCGACCAGATGACCAGGCGGTCGTGCTTGGACAGCAGGTCGTGCCAGACGACGTGCATCGGCGCGAGCCTGATAGGCTTGCCGGTCCGCTCGTCACGCAGCACGTACTGCGCGAACAGCGCGGGGTCCTCACGCGCCAGTGAGGCCATCGACGGCTTCGCCTGGAGAGCCCGGCGCCCGCCGATGCGGACATCGTCGAAGTCGACCTGACTCACGCCGGCACGACCTCGACGCGGTCGATGTCGATGATGCGCACGATACGCACTTCCTGTCCTCGCCCAATGCGCATGACATCCCCGACGTTGAAGTCCTTGGTAGCACTGACATGTATCGTGGTCGCTACGTCCACGCCCGCGAGCGCCGCAGCGGCGCGAGCAGCCTTGACGAGCTCGCGCGCAGCAGCGTTCAGCGGGCTGAGGTATTGTACGACCATCATCCGCGGCGGCTGGAGCTTCGTCGTCAGTACGCCAGGGAGCGTCTTGCCGTTTATCACCACGCCCGTGAGAGTCCTCACCTCGACGCGTCCTGCCTCGAACTTCCCGGTGCCCTCAAAGCGCATACCACAGTAAATGTGGGCACCAGCGCGAGAGCGCTTGAACAACGGTGGCTTGCGCTTCATGGCCAGTTCTCCAAGCGTTGCGCCGCGCGCACGGACGTCAGGAACTCCTCGGTCTCGGCATCGAGTGCGACGAGCGCCGCGGCAGGCGTCCAGAACGCGACGGTCGCACCTTCGTAGCGCACCTGCACCGCGCCATTGCTGCTGCGCACCTCGTTGAACACGATGAGCTCGCGGCTGAACCCGTTGCCCGTGAACAATGCACGCACCTACTTGTTCTGGTCGCGGCGCTGTTGCCGACTCGCGATGAGTGCCGTCATCATCGCCTCGCCTTCCTCGACATCTCGCCGTGCGCGCTCGCGAGCCTGCCGCGCCGAGCGCACCTGCGTCTCGAGCGCCTGCACCATTGAGTCGGCCGTCGCCCACGCTTCGTGCTGCACCTGCACGGCCTCGCCGCATCGCGCGTAGTTGTAGCCCAGGCGCTCGGCCGCAGCGAGAGCTCGCTTGGTGTCTTCGTCGTCGCTCATATCTTGCCCCTGCCCCAACTCGCACTATCGCGCACTGCCTTCGGCGCGCCCAAGCGACGCGTGGTGCTCGCGGCGAGGAAGCCTTCGTGGTCGAGCACGCGCCAGTACCCCGGGAGCTCGATACC